AATCAGGAGACTGAAGAAGATATTAAAATAGAAGTTAAAGCAGATGAAGTCAAAGATGAAGAGCCTAAAGAACTTGAAGGAATTGAAACGGCTGGTGCAGAAAAAAGAATTAGACAACTTGTTAAACAAAGAAAAGAACGAGAAGAACAAGTAGCATCTTTACAAATACAGAATGAAGAACTAAATAAAAAGTTATTGGGTAAAGAAAATGAAGTACAGAGTATGGGTAAACGTACTCTTGCTATGTCAGAGAAGCAGCTAACAGATAAGATAGCATTAGCAAGAGAAGTCTACCTCGAAGCATTTGATGAAGGAGAAAAAGAAAAACTTCTTAATGCTCAAGAAATGTTAAATGAAGCACAGGGTGATTTAAAAGCAGTCAATAGTGCTAAAGCACGTTATGCACAGAAAGAACAGCAAGCTGTGGAACAGCCAGTGGCACAACAGCAACAGGTTCCACAGGCAGTGTCTGATCCTAAAGCAGAACAGTGGGCATCAGATAATGATTGGTTTGGTAAAGACAATGTGATGACTGCGGCTGCACTTGCTATTGATTCAGAATTAAAGAATGAAGGATATGATCCAAGTGATAATGATTTTTATCAAGAAATTGATAACCGAATTAAAACGTCTTTTCCACATAAGTTTGAAGAAGACAAAGAACGTGTTCAGGAAACTGCGTCAAGTCCTGCTCAAGTGGTGTCGGGGAGTTCTCGCTCTTCTCCGAGTTCTAGGAAAAAGATTAAGCTTTCGCAAGAAGACTTAAGACTTGCCCAAAAATGGAATATACCTCTTGAAACGTATGCCGCCCAAAAGCTTAAAGTACATCAAGCTGACGGCGATTATACAGATATAAAATAGTAGCGTGGAGAATAAAATGGATACAACACGAAATGAAACACGTAGTGACAACCTACGAGAACAAAATCTACGAGAAGATCAATGGACCTATGAGGAACCCGATGCCCTCACTATCCCAGAGGTAGTAAAAGCACGTTACGACAGTGAAGGTATGGCCCTTCGTTGGCTGCGTATATCGTTAAAAGGTCAAGACGACATCACTAATGTTGGTAAGAAACAACAGGCAGGGTGGGTCTTCGTAACTCCTGATGAAGTTCCCGAAATGGCTGTTACATCCTTCGTGAGGGATGAAGGCCGTTACCTTGGTACAGTCTGTCGTGGAGACTTAGCATTGGCTAAAATGCCAGCTGGCAAGGTAAATGCCCGGAGAAAGCATTATGAAAACAAAGCAAATGATATGATGGATGCAGTAAACGCCCAGCTTATGAAAAACTCTGATTCTCGTATGCCTATCTCCAACACAAGTAAATCAGTAACAACACGAGGAAAGCGACCTTCTTTTCAGAATTAGCTTTCTTCTTAACAAGGAGATGAAACAATGTCTACTACTAAAGCATTTCGTGGTTTCATTCCTGCTCGTAAAAAGAGTGGTGGCTACAATAACGAAGCCGTGACTGACATGATTACGTTGACTTCAACGGGTCAGGCCCAGTCACCCACTAATAACATTTTCACAGGTGACCCGGTAGTTCTTCCGGGTGCAAACTTTGCAACGATTTCGCCTTACATTGCAGCAACACTAAAACCTTCTGGGGTTTTCATGGGTTGCCAATATGTAGAAAATGGAGAGCAGAAGTTTTCCCGCTATTGGAACGGGGGCTTGAGTGCCACGGATATTAAATTCTTTGTAATCACTGATCCAGATCAGACGTATTACATCCAAGCCTCTTTGTCGCTTTCAGCGGCTGAGTTGGCAATTGTTAAAAACTATAATGTAACAGTTAGTTCCACTGCAAGTTCAGGAAGTACAGTCACAGGTCAGTCTAGTTACTACCTTGACGGTGCGTCAGGCACTGAAGCAGCGGCTGCGGTTCGTGTAATTGGTAAAGCTAAATACCCAGACGAGAAAGATTCGGATGCGTATCCAATCGTTGAAGTATGGCTCAACCATCACCGTGATCGTTTTGTAACTGCTACGGCATCAACAGCTTGATAGGAAGGAATTATTATGGCTATTAATAGAGCTAGTATTAGCAAAGAACTCCTTCCCGGTCTAAACGCTGTTTTTGGAATGGAGTATGGAGAGGTAAACAACGAACATGAGCCTCTCTTTGAAGTAGAAAACTCAGATCGTGCCTTTGAAGAAGAAGTACTCTTCACTGGTTTCGGTACTGCACCCACTAAGGGTGAAGGTGCTTCTGTTTCTTATGATGACGCACAGGAAAGCTATTCAGCCCGTTATACGGCTGAGACGATAGCTCTTGCCTTTGCTGTCACCGAAGAAGCTATGGAAGATAACCTGTATGACACGTTTGCGAAACTTCGTGCGAAAGGTCTTGCACGGGCGATGGCGAACACCAAGCAGGTTAAAGCGGCAAACATCTACAACAATGGTTTCTCTGATACCATTGGTGATGGTGCTGCGTTCTTCTCTGCATCTCATCCAACCATTTCTGATGGTCTCCAGTCAAACCTTCTTGGTGCGGCTGATCTGTCAGAAGCAACCCTTGAGACTGCACTGACCACTGCTCAGAAAACCAAAGATGATCGTGGTATTCTGATTGGTGCTTCTGTAGTTTCTTTGCACATTCCCGTTGATTACTGGGCCGTTGCTGATAAGATTCTCAGCAGCCCCGGCAACACCGGAACGAGTGCAGCCAGTGCCAACCCCAATACGAATGCTATCAACGCTATTCGTAACATGGGTATGGTCCCTGAAGGCTACTACATTAACCGTCGCTTCACTGATACTGATGCGTGGTTTGTTAAGACTGATGTGCCTAACGGAACGAAGATGTTCGTCCGTTCTCCGCTTCAGACTAAAATGGAGCCTGATTTTGATACCGGCAATCTGCGATTCAAAGCCCGTGAGCGTTATAGCTTCGGTGTCTCTGATTGGCGTGGATGGTACGGTTCTGCTGGCTGATAAGATAGTTGAGAGGGGTAGTGTACAGGGTGAAAGCCCCCAAGCTACTCCTCTCATACTTATAAGGGAGTTATTATGACAACAAATATTAAAGTAGCACAAAATGTAAGTACCGATGGTGCTATTATCACAGGGTTTCGTTACGTAGATACCGGCTTAACACTTGGAGATGAAGGCACAGGAAGTACTCCTACGCCATCACATACCCGTGTCATGGCTATGCACGTATACTCCACAATTGTTGGAGACATTATTATTAAAGGTACTAAACAGATTACGAATAAGACAGCAGCAGGTACAGCTATTCGATGGCGTGTTGGTGCTACTGATTCACAAGATACTTATGTAGGAGATATGGGTGTAGGCGTATTTGGAATTGTAAGCCTTGCAACTTCAGGTGCCGCTGCTATGCTCCCAACCATTACATTATATGTAGGCTAACAATGTCTACATACTCTGATTTAAAAACAGCCTTAATTAATACCTCTGAGAATGATGGTACTGAATTTACTAATGAGATACCTAGTTTCATTAGCAGAGCAGAGCTACGTCTAACAAAAGATATTGATGACTCAGGGCTAGATGAGTATTCGGCTATTACTCTTACTGCTGGTAATGCGGTTGTAAGTCTAAATGATAGAGTACGTATAGTTCGTAATGTAAACTTTACAACAAGTGCAGGTAGTAAAACAAATCTACTGCAACGAACAATTGAATATTGTAATGACTACTGGCCTGTAAGTGCTTCTACAGGAGAGCCACGTTATTACTCACGTAAGAATAACACTTCTATTTTTATTGTACCAACTCCTGTATCCACACTAACAGGAGAAATACAAACAGCTTCCCAACCATTAGCCTTGGCTTCTGCTACAGGCACAAGCGTTACTACAGCAAATTATTTTACTAATTACTGTTTTGATGCTTTGTTCTATGCTGCAATGATGGAAGTTACTATGTACATGAAGGACTGGAGTACAATACCAGCATGGCAAGCTCAGTATGAAGCAGCCATTATTACACTAAGAAACCAAGCTAGAAGGACACGTCAGGATGACATGGCAATTGCTGCCTCACCTGCGGGTGGTCCTGATACAATTACACCGGGGAGTCCATAATGCCTAAAAAGAAAAAATATACTCAACCGCCTTCTATGATTACAGTAGATAAGAAACTTAAAGCACCTTCTAAACTTAATAAAAGAAAACCCTTAAATTTAAAAAAATATAAGTATGCTACTGAATATCTTCAAGATGTTGAAAAAGAAAAAAAAGGTATTCCAACAAGAGGTAGAATGCCTAAATTAGAACGTAGTTTGGTTACAAGAAAATCTCATGGTGGTAGCACAAGTCCAGTAACAGGTAAAGCAGATGGTCCTTATAAAGTATTACCATCTGAAGAAGTACCGATCATGCCTAAACCGCCTAAATCTAAAAAGAAAACAAAACCAAAAAAACCTAGTAAACCAGAATCTCTTCTTCCTAAGAAAATGGGTGGTGGTAAAGTAAAACCTAAACGAAAAAAAAGAAAACCTTTTGAGCCATACATAACAATGGAAGCTAAAGGTGGCGGTAAAGTAAAGGGTTACAAAAAAGGTGGAACACTCAAAGAAGATAAAAGATATCAAGAGGGTAAAAAAACTCGTGGAAGAATGGAAATTCTTAAAAAAGATAAGAATAAACCCCGTAGTATAAAGAATGTAGCGACTGTAAAGCAAGACCCTAAAGATAAAGGACGACTAGCAACAGGTAAAAAGACTGGTAACAAAGTTTCTACTGTTACAGCCCGATCTCGTAAAGATGGTAAACTTAGAAATAAAACAGTTAATCTTTCTAAATATAGTAAAAGATTACCTACAAGTCCGATTGGAATAGCTGCTCTTCTTGGACCTATTGCTTATGATCAAATGTCCAAGACTGGTGCTGAAAGTTTTAAAAATATGAAAGAGGTTGAACGTGGTAAAATGCGTAAAACTATTCGGAATATAAAAGGAACTCCTAAAGAAATTGCTAAAGATAAAAAAGCAAAGAAAGTAGTAACTGCACCTAAACCTAAACGTAAAC